CTTTGATTCAAGTTTCTTATTGAAGATCACAATTAATGGTCAACTATCACTGTGCTTACTTGCTGAAAGACTATTGGAAATTCCAGAGTTACAGGTTATTCAAGTAAACACTGATGGTATTACTGTGAAATATCCTCGAAAGTATGAGGAACAATACTATAAAGTGTGTGACGATTGGCAGAAACATGTTAAGTTGGAATTAGAATATGCTGATTATGAGAGTATGCATATTGCAAACGTAAATAATTATATCGCCAAGTACACCAACGGTAAGATTAAACTCAAAGGGACTTATGTTGCAGATGAACTAGGTTGGCATCAAAACCACTCTGCTAAAGTTATTCAAATGGCTGCTGCTGCCGAAATGCTAGATGGTATCCCTGTAGAACAGTTTATTCGTAATCACAAGAATAAATATGATTTCTTGTTACGCACTAAAGTTCCTCGTTCTTCTAGTCTTGTGTTGTTAACACAGATTGACGATAAAGGTGAAGAGTTTGAAGAAACTAAACTACAGAACATTTGTCGTTATTATCCTTGTAAAAATGGTGGTAAACTGGTCAAAGTAATGCCTCCGTTAGAGGGTGGTACAGAGTTTAGACGTATTGGTATTGATACAGATTGGAACGTTAAAGTGTGTAATAACATTGTTGACTTCGATTGGGATGTTGATTATGATTACTATATAAATGAATCTCGAAAATTAGTAATTAAAGAGGAATATTAATGAGAAACAAAGAAATCATCGGTAAAGTATTTAAAACGAGGTGTAGTGGTGACTTGGTAGTCACAGAATATATTAATAATAGATCAGTTTATGTTAAATTTTTGGAAACAGGATACACTACTATTACTGATCTAGTACAAATTAAAAAAGGTAATGTTAAAGATCGACTACTACCCTCTGTGTATGGTGTTGGTATTCTAGGTGATGCTTCAACATTTGACGAATATGGTAAAAAGTTAAAAACGTGCCACCTTTGGTATAATGTACTAAGACGTTGTTATAGTGTAATAGCAATGGAAAAACACCCGACATATAAAGGGTGTACAGTTTCAGATAGTTTCAAATACTATCCTTATTTTAAAGAGTGGTGTGAAAAACAAGTGGGTTTTAACCAAGAAGGTTGGCACTTAGACAAAGATATTATTTCTAAAGGTAATAAGGTTTATTCTGAGGATACATGTTGTTTTGTTCCTATAGAGATAAATAATTTATTTACAAAAAGAAATAAACTTAGAGGTGATTATCCAATAGGTGTTTGGTATAGCGATGGTAAGTTTGTATCTTCTTTGTGCAGAGCTGGTGAGAAAAGAAAGTATTTAGGTGTATTTACCACTGAAGTTGAAGCTTTTCAAGCATACAAACAAGCTAAAGAAGCTTATATCAAGGAAATCGCTAATAAGTGGAAGGATCAGATTGATCCAAGAGCTTATGAGGCTTTAATGAGCTATGAAGTAGAAATTACAGACTAAATAACCGAAGCTAAGAAGCTTGTAATTGAGGAGAAATAAATGGAAATTGTTAAACGAGTAACAGATAGTCGTAAACGTACTTGGGAGTGCTTTGTAGACTTTTGTTACTATGATATGTACTGTGTACGAGTGGTGGGTGATCGAGATTTTAATTCAGAACTCTCATTTCATTTTTGCACTGTAGACGAAGCTTTTGACTTTATGAATCTATTAAAACAATCTCATTAAGGAGTTATTATGAACGAGTTATTTAAGATCGAAGATATTTCTGGAATCAAAGATGGTATGCAATTTGATAGGAAGGTAACTTTTTATGATGACAAATCAGAAGAAGTTGAAGCTGAATATTTTTACTACAAAGGTATGTGTAATTATTTACTAAGTTGGGGTTTCTCAAAAGACAGTTTAGGTGAGTTACGTAAAACTAAAGCAAATAAAACTAAGAAACCGTTTTTCTCATTACAAAAGGGTTGGTTTAAGGAGTAATACTATGAACGATAATATTTTATATGAACTGGTAGTAGAGAAGAACCACCTGCACCTAATCAAACAAAGCTTATCTCTACAAATCAACAACCTCTACGAAGCTGTAGATGCAGATATTGTTAATGCAGAGAAAGCTTATGAAGATATTAAAGTGCTAAACGATATGTTAGCTGTACTTCGTGGTAGCTCTAGGGAGCTTAAGCAAACATCTCAGACAACAGGGTTAATTTGGTGTAAAGAGGTTGATCTTGATGAGCAAGAATTTAAGCAACACAACGACAATCTTTTACAAAAACAAGATGATCAAAGGGATCAAGAATTGAATGCTTATGCTGAATATGCGGAGAGTTGTTTAGAGAATTTCCTCAAGAATCATCACAAAGAGGGTAGCATTAATCCAAGTAAAGCTTGGAACAATGTTAAAGAACGTCATTGGGATGCTATTAAACGAATGGGAGATAAATAAATTATCTAAATAAATTTAAATTATTTTCAAAAAGTAGTTGCAACACATAATTACTTGATGTAATATACACATATTGTCGCAAGGCAATAAACTAACAGAAACACTAAACATAAACTAAGAGGATATTAACTATGACACTAACACAAAACACTATCGAAGGTACTTTGGTATTCGTTTCTATTCAAACTCCACAAACTAAGTATCAATCTACAGAGAAAGAATACAAAGCAGGGGTTGTAGTAGATGAGGATATAGCAGATGCTTGGAATGAGCGTTTCCCTAAGCAAACAGCAAAAGTTGTAAAAACTTCTGATTTCAAAGAAACATATAAGATTGACGCACCATTCCCTGATGCGAAGAAACAATATGTTATCACTTTGAAGAAGCCTGCTCAATATGCTGACTCTACTCCGTTACCAAAACAGTATCAACCTCGCGTCTTTCTTCAAGAAGGTTCTGAAGCTGTAGATATTACAGAAACAAAACTTCCTGCAAACGGAAGTAAGGGTAAAATCTCTTTTGAGGTTCGAGAAAACAGTTATGGTACGTTTGCAAAACTTCGTAATGTTTTAGTTACAGATTTGATTGAGTACAAAAAAAGCTCTGCCGATGGAGCAAGTGATTTCGGCTTAGAAGTTCAAGGAGCTTCAGATTTTGCTGATAAACCTGAACAACCTGTAATTCGACAACCAAAACCTGTAACTGTTCCTGATAACACCGATGATTCAGAATCCCTGCCGTTCTGATGTTATAATGTAACAAACGGAGAGTGTAGAAATATGCTCTCTGTAATTTGAAACTAATTTAAGGAGAAGAAATGTTAAATTTTGCAATATTAACGCTAACAGTAATTGTGTTGCTAGTGTCTTTAATACGTTTAGGTCGTATTTTGAGTGTTGGTTCTGTTGAGAACGTAATTAAACGTTCAGAAGATAATTTAGCAAAACTTAAAAAGGATTTGAACGTACATAATGCCAAAGCTATATTTGGATTTGCTTGGTTATTTTGTGTGATAATCACAACATCTTTAATCGGATTATCAACATATATTTTAATTAATATTTTAAACTTTGCATAAGGAGTAACACAAATGACTGAACAAACTAAACAAAACAGCGAAAGCGTAAAACCAACACAGCAGGATCTGTTTGACCGTTTCGTAAGTTTATATCACGAACAAGCAACGATCAATTTAGATATTAAATCTTTATCTGATGAATTTAAAGAGTGTTACCCTGATGCTGAGTTATCTACAATTAAATCTGTAGCAAAAGCTAAAGTCGAAGAATCTCTTGGTAGTAAGATTGATAAAGCTAAGTTGTTTGAAGAAGTAGCTGAAACATTTGTTAAGTAAGTTAATTTAACACACAACAAGGGAGTTGCCTAATAAGCGATTCCCTTTTATTATTTGAGGAGAAAGTATGAGCAGAGATTTTAGTAAGTACGATTTTACAAAGTTTGACCCAACACAGAAATATAACCTTTACATTGATAGTGATACAATTGCGTACTCATGTGCAGCAGCTTGTTCAAAAGAACCTTGCCTTGTTACACATAAGGCAAGTGGTAGAAAAAAGACGTTTGATAATTTTGACGCTTTTGATGATTTCTTATTGAATGATGAAAAAGGTAAGAACTTTAAATTAGATAATTTTGTTGTGCCTGTTATTGGCTTTGCACTTTCCAATGTTAAGAGTAAAGTAGAAGCTATTATCAATCACAATTGGGTAAATGATTACAAGCTTTACATTCAAGGTAAAGGTAACTTTCGTTACGATGTTTACCCACAATACAAATCTAATCGTGGTGCTAAACCAGCTTTACATAAGCACTGTTTCAACTATATGGTGAACAAATACAAAGGTAGGATTGAAGTTGTACACGGTTACGAAAGTGAAGATTTTGTAATTGCTGATGCTGCTTTAGACCCATTAGGTATTCGAGCGTACATTGATAAGGATTTAGAAAACCACAAAGGGTTATTTCTAAACTACAATAACCTTGAGCTTGGTGTGTTCTATATTGACCCTCTACAAGCCTTCTATAATCTCTCTGTACAACTTTTAATTGGTGATTCAACCGATGCAATACGTGGAATTGATTTTGTCTCTACAGAGCTTAGAGAAGCGTTTAATGTAAAGGTTAAATCAATTGGTAAGAAGACAGCAGAGAAGTTATTAGAGGATGTTAAGCACTCTAAAATAGAAATGAAGAAACGTGTTATTGAAGTGTATAAACTAACGTATGGTGATACTTGGAAAGATGCTTTAACACTCACAGGTAAGTTGGTTTATATTACTAAGGAACGTAGTAAGGTGTTTGATTTGGATTTGTTTATGAAAGGGGTTGTTGATGATTGAAATCACTCAGGAATTATTGAAAGAGTATGTTACATACGAACCACTTACGGGTGTTTTTACAAAACGTAAAAAGAAACACTCTAGAGATAACACAGTAAAAGTTGGGGAACAGCTTGGACACCTTAGTGGTGACGGTTACATTCATTTTGCATTTTTTGGGAAGAAAAGAAAAGCCCACAGGCTAGCTTGGTTATACGTGTATGGTGAACTTCCAAATAGCTTGATCGACCATATTGACGGAGATAAAACAAATAACAAGATCAACAATCTTCGATTAGCTTCATTTGAACAAAACGCAGCTAACAGACACGTTGTAAAAAGTAAAACAGGTTATAGAGGTGTTTATGAAAGTAAGTACAAAGGTGAGGTGGTAGGGTATATAGCGCAATATAATAAGAAACATTTAGGGTTCTTTAAAGAAGTTAAGGAGGCTGCTAAAGCTGTTGATAAGTACATGTTTGAAAAACTTGGATCTTTTGTTAAACCTAATATTGGTGGTGACTTAGATGATTGACTTAAACACAGAATTTAAACGCATGGCAGAAGAGTTTGAGATTTCAGATAAAGAAGTCTTATCTTCTGTCCGTACAATGATTCGTAGTTGCTGGGGCGATAGTATATTCAAATTAGAATTTCTTAAACGTAACTCAGAATTGATTGTTAATGAAAACCCTCGTAGTAAGAAACGCTTCCCGATGGTTAGGAAATACAAATGTGCTATATGTGGAGGGTTATTTGGTTCTACAGAAATTGAGCTAGATCACCTAGATTCTGAGAACACCTTAACATCCTATGAACATATTAATGATTTTATGACTAATATTGTTCTAACATCACCTGATAAATTACAAGTGTTATGTAAAGATAAAAAGAGTAAGAAGTTGGGTGTAACTCGTTTTGGCTGCCACCAACTCAAGACCTATTCGGAGCGTTATAATGTAACATTTGAGGAAGCAAGAGCTGAGAAAGAAGCAAAACGATTAGTTGATAAAAAGCTTGACAAGCAATTCCTAATTGATCATAATGTAAAAGCTGAGAACATTGGTAGTACACAAGCAGTTAGACGTAAACAGATTGTGGAAATACTACTAGAGTTAAATAAATTGAAGGAGAAGATGAATGAGTAAGGTTGTAATCCAAGTAATGTCAGATTGGAACGATTGTGAACAGTGCGGTGGAGGTTCTGAAGATGGTGGTGTAATTATGATTGATAATGAAGTTGTGTTTGAACACATTCCACTAGCTTCTTGTTTCGGTAATAATTCAATTAGTGATTATGATTTGTTAAAATTAGCTTTTGAGAAACTTGGACATACTTTAGAAATTGAGTATGTATCTGTTGGCGAATACGAAGGAGAAGAAGATTGAATATTAATACAAAGTTAACTCAAGAAGATATTAATCAGTATTATGAGTTAATAGGACAAGGTTTATCCCAACGTCAAGCATGTACAATATTAGGTATTTCACGAGGAATTATTCAACACTATCTTAAACGTGTAGCTGAGTTAGAAAATATTGAAGAGACGGTGTTAAGCGTACAAAACCAAAACGATTATACAGATTGGCAGAGTAAGCCTAAACCTGAATTGAATGTTAAACCTAAAGTTCTCTTCTATGACTTGGAATGTACTCTATCCAAGTCGTATCACTTCGGACAATACAAACAAAACCTTAGCGTTAAACAGCAAGTACAAGAGGGACATTTATTATCACACGCTTGGGCTTGGGGAGATGCTCCTGTTGTTGGTAGTGTTTTAACACAAGAGGAAGCTTTATCTCACGACCCTGAACGGTTGGTGTTAGAAGCTTGGGCTTTACTGGATAATGCAGATATTGTTGTCGCTCATTACGGTAAGAAATTTGACATACCTAAGTTAAATGGATATTTTCTTAAATATGGTTTACAACCACCATCACCATTTAAAGTTGTAGATACAAAAGAAATATCAAGTAAGAAATTCTTATTACCTTTCAACTCTCTTGAATATCTAGCTAAAGCGTTAGGTGTACAACAAAAGATTGATAATAGCGGTATTCAGTTATGGATTGACTGTGATCAAGGTAAGCAAGAAGCTTTGGATGAGATGTTAGCTTATAATATAGGTGATGTTGAAGCTCTCCGTGATGTTTATTACAGATTGATCTCTTGGGATAACAACGGTGTTAATATGGCATTGTATAATGACGATCACACAGCATTGTGTACGCATTGTGGTAGTGATGATATTACTTCATTAGACGGTAAATACGCTTACACCTCACAACGTAAATACTCTTTGTACCGTTGTAACTCTTGTAAAGCTGTTCTACGATCTAACAGTAAAACAGGTAGTAGTAATAGTCTAGTTAGAGTGGTGAATTAAACATCAATTAAAGTATTTTAAGGTTGATAGGGTTTTAGAATCAGGTTATACTAAAGCTCTATCTGATAAATTTTAAGGAGTAAAAGATGAGTAAAAAAGTAAATAAATTTAAAGTTGGTGATAAAGTTGTACGAGTATTTTATGGTTGGCTAGATATGCCTTTAGGTAGCGTTTGGGAAGTAGCTTCGATAACAAACAGCGAAGAGTTACGTGTTCGTGGGGTTGATGACACTGATTGGTTAAGTGATTACTTTGAACTTGCAACTAAAGAAACAACCAACTCATCAAATGAGCCGATTAAGAAAACATTATACTCACCACTAAATGCTCAACAAGCAGGAGATCATTATAAGAAACGAGGTATCCAACCTATTGAGTATGGTTTAGCTAATAACTTATCTTTCCCTCAAGTCAATGTAGTTAAATACATTACACGACACGAAGATAAGAATGGTTTAGATGATTTAGCTAAAAGTATTCATTATCATTTCTTTGAAGCTTTACGAGTGTATGGTGAGGAGGGAACTCACGAGTTAAGAAACAAAGTGCTTAGCTTATTAGGTATTGAACAAGGGGTGTTTAAATGAAAGTACCTTGTACATATACTCTAAATGAGTTACAACGAATTACACCAAACCTACGGAAGGAGCATTTCTTTTCAGAATGTCCTAAAGTTAAAGAAGCCCTATATAAGCTGTTTTGGAATCTTGGGTGTGAATTACCTGATAAACCTGATATTGTTGAAGGTGTTGTAACGAAGAATAGATTCGATGCACTTGATGACAGTGTTCGTATTAATTGTTGGGAGCGAGAAGATGAAAATTGGATTAAGACAAGGTTTGCTAGTCATCAAGTACGGTGTTTAACAGATGATGTTAGTATGATGCGTGAAATGGATGGTATTACAAATCAACGTAGTTTTGATGTAAGCAATGGTATAGAGTTAGTTTAAAAGATTAGAGGAAAGGTGTTTATGCAAAAAAGTGATTTACAAACAGAGAGTAGTAGTTTTGTTGACCGATACCCACAGTTTGTTGAGGCTATTGTTAAGCAAAAAGAAGATTTGTTTTGGACAGAAAAAGAGATTGATTTAAGTAAAGACAAGCACGATTTACGGAAGAAGTTATCTTCTGCACAACGACATGCTGTATCATTCAATCAGCGATTATTCACTAAATATGAAAGTGTAATTGGTGTTGATTATTGGGCTAATGTTGTATTGAAGCGTTACAAGCGACACGAAATTCAGCGTATGGCTGTTTGCTTCTCTGATGTGGAAATGAATATTCACTTTCCTTTTTATCGTAGAGTTAACGAGGTTTTAGGTACACATAATGACGAGTTCTATCAGTTGTTTGAGACAGACCCTTTGCTAATTGACCGTGTAAAATTCATGCACGAATTAGTAGGAGATAAAGATTCTCTAGCTTCAATAGGTGGTTTTGCTTTTATGGAAGGTGCTGTATTATTTACAGCATTTGCTATGATCAAATCACTTGGTATTAAAGGTCAAAACTTTATGCCTAACCTTATTGCTGGAATTGATATGTCTTGTCTTGACGAAAGCCATCACTTTGAAATGGCTGCTGAAATCTTCAAATTACAGAAGAAGCAAGAGAAACGTAGTAAAGAAGGTTTAAAAGAGTTAGAAGATAAGATTTACAACCATGCTCGTAACGTACTAGAACATGAGAAATTAATCATTAAAGCTATGTTGAGTGAAGGAGATATTCCTTTTGCTTCATACGATGATCTAGTCGGGTTCGCTTCACATCGTTGTAATCTAGTATTGCAAGGTTTAGGTTATAAACCTATTTTTGATGAGAGCGGAGATACAATTAGTGAGTGGTTCTATTCTTCTATGAACTCTTTTAAGTTTAATGATAATTTCTATACGCGTGGAAGAAACTACAAGAAAGAGTTTAGTGCTAAAGATTTTGACATCTTTACAGATGGTAGTTATAAAGAAGTTTTACAACAAGTTGAGGAAAGTGTTTAATGAGTAAAGTTCGTAATTTTAGTGTTGGAGATTTAGTAACTACAAAAGGTCACGGTGTTTGTAAAGTATTAGAATTTCAAAACTCAAGGAAAGTGATTGTGGAGTTTGTAGATACTGGGTACACAACAACAGTTGTCGCAGATGCTTTAAGGAAGGGTACGGTAAAAGATCACCTAAGTCCAACCGTGTATGGTGTAGGTGTAGTAGGTGTCGGGTTAATCTGTGATAAAGGGGTTTGTAAAAAAGAATACAAACAATGGGCAAACATGTTAAGACGCTGTTACGATGAAGCCTACCACACAACAAGACCTACCTATAAAGGTTGCTCTGTATCAGAGAACTTCAAATATTACCATTACTTTAAGGACTGGTGTAGTTATCAAGTTGGGTTTGGCAACGAGGACGTTAAAAAGAGGGGTTTCGTTTTAGATAAGGATATTCTTGTTAAAGGGAACAAAGTTTATTCAGAAGATACTTGTTGTTTTGTTCCTTATGAAATCAACAACATCTTAGTAAATTGCGGGAGTAATCGTGGAGAATTACCTGTTGGTGTCAGTTTTGAAGCCACGACAGGCAAGTGTAAAGCTTATGTCACACGAGGTGGTGTGTTTACATACTTAGGATTGTTTGACAATCAAGAGGAAGCTTTTTATTCACACAAAAATGCTAAAGAAACTTATGTAAAATCTCTAGCTAACAAATGGAAAGACCAAATCGATCTTCGTGTGTACGAAGCTTTAATGAACTATCAAGTAGAAATCACAGATTAAGGAGATTTAGATGCAAAAAGTTAGAAACTTTGGAAAAGAGCGTAAAGAGTTGCAGAAGCAAGGTTTAGCTCCTAATTGGTTAACCACACAAGGGTATCAATTGTTAGCAACAAAGTATTTAAACGAAGGAAGTAAATCCCCTGCTGATCAATACCGAAGAATTGCGAAAACTTTATCTCAATATGTTGGTGATAATTACCCTGAATGGTGGGATAAGATTGAATATTGGAAAGGTAAGAGTTGGGAAGATGCTTTCTATTCAATCTTGTGGGATGGTTATTTAAGCCCATCAACACCTGTACTATCTAACACAGGTACAAACTTAGGTCAATCAGTATCTTGTTCAGGTACTTATGTTGGTGACAGCGTATATGACTTTTATGAGAGTCGTTTACAAAATGCACTACTAAGTAAAGAAGGTTTTGGTACATCAGCTTATATTGGAGATATTCGACCTCGTGGAAGTAAGATGAAAGGAGGTGAAGCTTCAGGAGCGCAACCTGTAGCTGAGATGTTTGTTGATGACAGTAAGAAGATTTCACAAGGTAGTGCAAGACGTGGGGCTGTTGCTTGGTACTACCCTATTGATGGTGGAGACTTCTACGAGCTTGTACATTACCTAGAAACAGATACAGATGGTAATAATGGTGGTTGGTGTTTAACAGACAAGTTCAAAGAACGTTTACAGAATGGTGATAAGGACGCTATTAAGCGTTGGGGTGAGATGTTAGCTTGTAAGACAAGTGTTGGTAGTGGTTATCAATTCTTTGTTGATAAAGCTAATCGTCAACGACCTAAAGCTTATGTGAACAATGGATTAGATATTAAAGCTTCCCAACTCTGTACCGAAATCACATTGTTCTCTGATCAACATCATACTTACACTTGTGTTCTTGGAAGTGAGAATTTGAGATTATGGTACTCACGACCTCCAATGTTGTCATTTGTTTGTACTGTGTTCTTAGATTGTGTTTGTGAAGACTTCATCCGTAAAGCTAAGGATTTGAAAGGTATTGAGAAAGCTATCCAATTTACTGAGAAAGGACGTGCTCTTGGTTTAGGTACTATGGCATTTCACACATTACTCCTAGATAACAAAGTTGTTTATGGTAGTATGGAGAGTAAGCTGTTAAACCATGAAATCTACTCAACTATACAAGAGGAAGCTGTACAAGCATCACAATGGTTGGCTAACGTGTTTGGTGAACCTGAATGGTGTAAAGGGACAGGTATGCGTAATACACACTTGACAGCTATTGCCCCAACTAAATCAACAGCGTTGATTCTAGGCGGTGTTAGTGAAGGTATTAACCCTCAACCAGCTTTTGTATTTACTCAGTCTACACCATCAGGAGAGGTTGTTCGTATTGACCCTTCTTTCTTAAACTTACTTAAAGAGAAAGGTTTGTATGTAAGTGAAGATGATTTAGAGACTAAAAAACTTTTAAGCGATATTAGCGGACATAAAGGAAGTATCCAACATCGTCCTGAATTTACAGCAGACGAGAAAGCAGTGTTCCGCACAGCATTTGAGATTAATATGTATGACCATATTGATTTAGTCGACTATCGACAAAAGTTTGTATGTCAAGCACAGAGTTGTAACTTATTTATTGCTAACGCTACAGGTAAAGATATTAGTAAGATTTACTTCTATGCTTATGCTAAACCTAATATTGTTAGCCTGTATTATCACACAGGTATGCGTGATGCTAGTATTAAGACAAGTTTTGAACCTATTTGTAGTAGTTGTGAGTAAGGAGAAATTAAATGTTTAAAGTGTATGGAAAGACAAACTGCCCAAGTTGTACTTCAGCAAAACAGTTATTAGAGTCTAAAGGTTGTGAGTATGATTATCTGTTGTTTGGTAAAGATTATGACCTAAGTAAGTTTGTTGAAATTAACAAAACTCATAAGACAATGCCAATGATTACCACTGTTAAAGATGGTGTTGAATCTTACATTGGTGGTTTACATCAACTACAACAAATCTTAAGTGGAAGTTGACTGCTTTACAACATAATTAAATAAATACAAAGGATGTTGGCATTAATTTGTTGACATCCTTTTTGTTTGTCTGTTATATTTGGTTTATTGAAATTTAAAAGGAGATCAGTTATGATTGACACAAACAAAACCAAGACATTAATGCAAGCTTCTGAGAGGTTACACAAACTTAATATGAAAACAGATTGGATGGTTGGAGATACTTTTTATTTCTGTAAACACAGCCCTAGAAAAGAAAGAGGTACTCTAGTAGATAAAGTTCCATTTGGTAAATACACTGTCGAAAATGTAGATTCTGACTATGTTGAATCAGGGCATTGGATATTCTACTTTGATGAAATTAAACCTATTATACGAGTTAAAGGAGATTTACAATGACTAATATTCAAGCGTTCATCCTAGCCTTTATTGTGCTAACTATCCAAACTGTTATTTTAATTGTGTTTGGTTTTATGTTTGGTATGCAAGGTGTTGTGCCAACACTCTTGTTATTTACGATTGTCAATTTAGTGCTTGCAGGTTGCGCAGAGACTCTCAAAATAGTTAAGGAGTAAGATATGAAAACATTTAAACTGCTAGATTACACAGCACAGGTATTCTACAACAAAGACCAACATTACCCTTTCTGCTTGCACCTATACGATAATTGTAGCGGTAAGCAATTGCACGTAGGTTATTACATTAGTGTAGAGCAATTATGTTATATGACTCATTTAGAGATGCTAGATCGGCAATATCACGCTCTTAACCCTGTAAAGACTTTATTTGCTGTAGAGGAAATGAAAGAGAGTTTGCACTTGTTAGTGCATGTAATGGGAGAGGAATGATGCGAGTTGCTTTAATTGGTTCTAGGCAGTTAGAACAGAAACAAGAGTATTTTGAGGACATTAAACTTTGTTATAATGTTTGCATGAGGTTAGCTCAGTTGGGTGTTACTTTCACATCAGGGTTGTGTGAGTTGGGTATGGATGGTATTGCTCAAAAAGCGTACAGTCAAGCTGTCGATCTTGGTTTAGCTAAAGAATCTCAGTTTGAAGTGTATGTTGCTGATCAACACAACATTCGTAAATCAACATTACCACGTAAACATCTAGCGATTATTCGTAATAAAGATTTGATTTCTGAAACAGAACGTATTGCTTCAGAAGTACATCCTGCTTGGGATAAGTGTAATGAATGGGCTAGAGGAATGCACAGTAGAAATTGTCATCAAATATTGGGGTATGATTTAAAATCCCCTGTTGATGCAGTGATATGTTGGACTCCTGATGGTAATGTGGTTGGAGGTACGGCAACCGCCCTCAAGCTTTCTATGAAATATGACATACCTGTTTTTAATCTTGGTGTGTCAGACAAGAAATCTGTGCTAAACGATATTAAAAACTTCTTAGAATCGAGGAAAGATTGATGGATAACAAACTAGTCAAGGTGTTAACTAAGAACTCAGTTAAATGCTTAATGTGCAACACAATCTTAGAATCTAAACATAGGCATGATTTTGTTATGTGCCCATGCCCTAACCAAACCTTTACAGATGGTGGTTTATCATACAATAGGGCAGGTGGTAAGGATTTAAGTTTAATTGATAACCTGTGTGAATATAGGACACTTACACAAGAGTCATACGATAAAGAACAGGTAGAGCTTAAGGCTATACAATTAGCTAAGAATGAACAGGGTGTTAAAGAGGGTTTGCTATTGAAGATTGGTAACGACTATTACAGTAAGGAAATTATAACTCTACTGTATGATAAAGGGTTAGCCCCATCTTTAAATTTAGATTAAGGAGTGCATATGTTCACACCAAACGAAACACATGAGTTGTTAAAACTACATGAGAAGTTAGATACTTTAACAAAAGCACTACACAACTTGAATTTAAAAGCTGAAGTGTTTGTAGTAGGTTTAGATGAACATAAAACACAAGTTGATGAAATCAAATCTGATATATTAAACACATTAGATAAGATTGATCAAATCTATACTGTTAGTGCTGAATGGTAAGTGTGTTTTGAACACATAAGGGTAAATTAACAAAAGCATCTACACAGTTGTATATGATGTATATTATGAGGAGGTAAGTATGCAAGTAATTATTGAATATTTAGTGAATTGGTTTATCTTAGTGCTAGGTAAGTTCTTTAATAAACCACCATAATGTAACACTGTAACACAATACCATAACACAACATAAGAGGATGCTTTATAGTGTCCTCTTTTTATTTACTTAAACACAAACAGTTTTTACAATCTTTTCATTTTAGTTATATATACTTATACATACTATTT